TTTGTTAATTTTAATTTACAATGATAATATTAATAACACAGACACACACACATGACTTATGAACGTGAATAAAGAGGCTGCAGGAGAGGCTAGGAGTAAAATTTTCTGCTCATTAGTAATGACTGAGGGAAAAATCAAACGAGGAGTGCTAATTAGTCGTATGCACATATCTGATCAGACCTTTGCTAGAGAGTATATGTCCTATCTTGAGCAGTACCCAAATATCCACTATTCAACACAGAATAGGGAGTTTACATATCAACCTTGAAACGCTGCAGCCCGTGTAACAAATCACGACACTATCAGTGCCAAGGCAAATCCTGTGAGTGTAAATGCACCCAGTATGAGGACACAGTGAAAAACAGAGTAGACGAGCCCCATGAATACACAAAGGAATCTCAGGAGGAATTTGAGGCATTAATGGAGCAGTGGAAAAAAACCCACTAACCTTTTTTATTTATTTAGTTAATTGATTTAATATGTAAATGCTTAAATAAAGTATTAGTTTTTAGGAATGTAAGGAAATGAGTACCGTATCTAAAGAATTAGAATTAGCCAGAAAAAATTACGCTAGAGGCGATTTATGTCGCCATTTACACCCTACAATGCCATTTAGAATCCCAAAATGTGATTTTGTCCAAGTGGACTGCATGGTATGTGGGAAAATTTTACAGAGGGTTTATGATCAATGAGTCAAGAAGAAAAATCCGCCTACTACTCAGTCAGAATGAGAATGGGCGACGTAACAAGTCCAAAAGACCTCATAGGTACCAAAGATTTCACAGTTGAAATCACTATGGGTAATCAGGACGCTCTAGTCATTAGAGACAAAGCAGACGTAGCCAAAATAGAGAACAAATCTGTATTTGATTTGGTAGAGGATCTATTTGTCCAGAGAGACGAATGGAATAAGAAACCAAACAGAGGCTACAAGTTTGTAGACCAAATTTCCAAGGAGGAGTCTAAATGACTTCCCTTATTTTTTACTCACTATTTTACACAAACTTAGTGGGGGGGAGAGGACTTTGACGTTAGGTTCATTTCCAACCTCTCCTCAATACGATTTTTCATTAATGGATACAAAGCCTGAGGAACTAATTGCAGGACAGGTAGCCCCTAAACACAAAATGCAGTATTTCTGTAGACTCTGCAGGAAATATGATGTAAGAACCCCAAAGACCCACCTCAGAGACGAGCATAACACAGATTACAGAGCCACACAAAACAAAAGTTATGATGATATTATCAAGTGTTTATTCAGGGAGGTCTACTAATGCGGTGTCCTGAATGTCTACTGAAAATCATTACCTATGAGCCAGTATCTTATCCGTTTACCTGTCCAAGTTGTCACTGCGATATACATGAGGAGGGAGACGACTAATGAGCAGAAATACTCAAAAAGTCAGATTTGGTATGTGTCTAAAATGTGGCTGCAGCATAGATGATAGTCGTATTGAGACATGGTGCCAGACCTGTTTTGAGATTATGAGAAAATCCCACACGGAGACACTATGTCAATAAGTCCCCTAGCAGGCGATATTAAGATGGCTGCAGACCCTACACTCATGTCTATGTATAAGAAAATTAACGAATTAGTAGGAGCCAGTAATGATGATTTTAAATCCGTATACAAACTACAGGGAGAGATAGCAGCCCTACAAAAGGAACTCAAGGACATTAAAATGAGAATGATGAACTTTGGGTAGTTATATGCCACCTAGCAAGTCTGACACTCATATTACGCCAGACGAGGTATTTGATAAAATCAAGGAGTTAGGCTGGGGGGAGTCTAATTTCTTTTATGACCCATGCCCTGCAGACTCTAAAATAGATGGATTAATCACATCATGGCACAAATGGAACTATGTAAATCCCCCATACGGTAACGGCTCAAAAGATAAGGACGGTAATACATTACTGGCTAGATTCGTTAAAAAAGCCATAGAGGAGGTAGAACTAGGACATTTCTCAATTATGCTATTACCTAGTAAGACTGATCAAAAATGGTTCCACTGGCTATTAGAGAGAGAGTATTCTATGTATTGGTTCGACCATAGGCTAAAATTCAAAAATAACAAGTGGGCAGCCACTCAACCTCATTTCCTAGTGGAGATAGCACCATGAGGGAGGATACTAAATTATTCATAGTTGGAGCAATAATGTTCGCTGCAGGGTGGTACATACACGCTCTAGGAGTATTTCTAAAATGAGTCTAATCGAGAGAACTAAATCCCATAGGTGCTTTAACTATCAGCACAGTATGTGTAAGGGAGTATTCAAGAAAAACGGCTATAAGAAATGTGAGTGCGATTGCCATGACTAACCCCTCTCCCCCTCAAACTCCCCCACACCCCAAATGTGGAATAATGGGGACTATCAAGTCTGATGAGAAATGCAATGAATGTGGGGAATGGTTCGGAGACCATAAGGACGACTGTAAGTTAAATATTTAAATGAGTACCACTAATGAATAGTGGAAATGATCCAAAAAGCAAATAACATCGAATACGAATACTCAGGTCATTACCGTGGTAGACGTCAAGGAGAGGCTAAATTACTTAGAGCCATTAAGAATGTCTATGAGGGGCACAATATCAAATCTGTCAAACTCATGGTCTACGACAATGACGACTATCCAAGAAAGAGGGTCTATTCTCTCTCAATCATGATGAGAATCCCAGAGAACCATGAGGAGTCAGACCGTATAGGCGGTAAGTTCTTTTACAGACACGCAAAACTTGGCTCCCTTGAGGTAGAGAAAATACTTGAAATCTACAAAGGGTTCAAGTTTGACGGTGTGGACTTTAGTGATTCTTACATGGATAAGAGGAGGGATCTTAGACAACCTGAGGTCGAATTAAGTTTTAGACGTGAAGTCAAGGCTTAATTTTTTTTAAACCCCATTTTGACCTCCTTTTACCATTCTGACCGTAAATATTACCCCGATTGATTATCCGAGGTATTGTTATGGTCAGATTTGCTCCTACAGTTAATTATTAACACATTTAACCACCCCACCCCCCTAGTATTTAATGACTAAAGGTCAAAGCCTAGTAGAGCATTATTCTAAATCTAATCATAATATGCACGATAAACTAATGAAACGATTTATGCTAAGTGACAGAGACGACGACGTAGAAATGATGATTAAATTAGCCTCAAGCATAGCCTATATGCAGCAGACCCAGACCACACTTACAAAGAATCTATACGTAGAGCAGCACATTAAAGACATTAACCGTAAACTGGACAGAATCCCTCCAGAGGTATTGCAGAGCACTATGAGCCCTGCTGTGTTGGAGCCTATTGAGACTTAATGACAGGTACTATATCCACAGAACTTAACAAGATAGCCAAACGAATGAGCGTAGAGGCTGCCGTAGTTTTACCTAAATTACATAAAAATGACTGGGAGTTTGCTCTCCATGATAGGAAATTCATTGGAGGCACTGAGAGGAAATGGGATCTCATACCATTCTACCCACCTATTTACTTAGACAACCACCCATCAAAGACAATCCTCGCAGGCAGACAGACTCACAAAACTACCTATGCTGCAGATAAGGTAGCAAGCAAACTACTACGCAATAAGGGCAAAGAAGTCACATACGTGGCAGACAATGAGCCCCACAAATCAGCATTTAGTAGACAACGATTTAGACGTGAGACCATGCTGGCTAATGATAATCTAAGGGCTTATCTCCCACATGGAGGACGTGCTGCAGTAGATACTCTGGAGTGCTTGAATGGCTCAGTTGGCTACATGGTCACAGACGAGGGAGAATACAAGAACGTAGAGGGTAAGAGTAATTATTATCTAGCCTTTGACGAGACACAATACCATGATTACCAATTTGTATCTCATGCTACCTACTCACTTACTCAAACACATGGACAGTTTGAGACTATGGGGATTGGAGGAGAGGCAGGCTCTGAATGGGATAACCGTTGGCTCGCAAGTGATCAAAGAGAGTGGATCTATGATGATAGCAGCGATTATACCGACAAAAGTACAGGACGAAAGTACGAACATCAAGGCTGGAGAAATAACCTAACCTATGATGAGTATGGCATAATTAATAACAGCCCAGAGGATCTAAAGAAAATACTAGCAGGACAATGGATACCACAAAACCCAGACGCTACAGAGGTAAGAGGCTACCACCTACCGCAAAGAATATTCCCATCTATTCCATTGACTATTCATAGTGCCGTTAATGACTATCAAATCCCATCAAACATTAGTATAGAATGGCAGGAGAAAAATCAGCCACAGTCAATATTCCTAAGTCACTGTGAGGGCAAATTCTACAAGGCAGAGAGGAGACCTATCACTCCAGAAATGGTCAAAGCCTGCATGAGACCGTATGAATATCTAAACCTTTTATCAGGAGACGAGGTAAGAGAACTCAAGAATCAATATGGTAACGAACTCAGGGTACTGGGTGGTATTGACTTCGGATCTAGCACGACAACCCCTACAACAGTTTTGGCAATTCTCTTACACTGGAGGAAGTCAAAGCGTTATCAACTCGCATGGATTGAAAAAATCGCCCAAACAGACCACCCATACGACAAAGCCAGACATATCGCAGAAACTTTCGCAGCATACGGAGTCGATATAGCAGTTGGAGATATTGGGCATGGACAGGATATGGTACCCGTTATTCAGGACGGAGGCAGAGACTCACAGGATCAACCATTCTCAGGACTTGGAAAATCCACATTTTACTCCTGCAGAACCATATCAGATGAAACAAAGCCCCACATGGACATTCAAGCAGACTCAGAGCCAGAGGGAGAAGAACTTGGCAGATTCCAAGTAGACAAAACTACTATCATTCAACAGTTTGTCGATTTTATAGGCTGGAAAGTAGACTGTGCTCATATCAGAGAACCATGGAGAGAATTAACAAGAGAGGACGATCCTATCGCTATACCTAAACTTATGATCCCTTATGCTAAGAACTGGGAGACAGACTGGCTAGTTAAGGACTGGGTGCAATTAACCCGTAAGGACTTGGAAAAACAACAGGAGGGAGCAGTAGAGGACGGCAGGCAAAGAGTACGTAAGGAGTTTAACCACCCTCCAGACTCTATGATGGCTATCATTTACTGTATGGTAGGAGATAACAATTATGATGAGGGCTCATTCAGTATTAGCAGAGTTAGACGAAAGCGGTAAATAGGGAAATTAAATAGTTAAACCATGGATCTCGATAAATCCAAGAAATATATCATAATGGGAGTAGCACATAATGGGACTTGCTCACTTGAGCGATTTATGGTTCAAAAGGGCTATGATGTAATCAGAAACGAGACAGCCTATAGACAGAGAACTCCTGCCATGTATGCACAACTATGGGGAGACCGCAGACCTATTTTCATTACTTCACATAAAACCCACATTACAGACCTTGACTTTATAGAAAAAGAATGGAAAGACACAGATCCTATATTCCTTAAACTATCAGATATGCAACAATATGATGATTTTCCATGGGAGAATAAGGGCAACAAATTTACTAAAAGACCTGACTATCACAAATATGAGGACGGATTCAATGAATAGATCCCCCTATATCATGGGCTTTCAGAAATGTGGCATTAATTCTATAATCAAATGGTATACCAACAAATATCCAGACTGGGTCTCAACTATCCATACCACTGAGGACATTACGTCAGTTAATTGTCTGCCAACTTACGAACCGTTCAGAGATACGCACTTTCCTGTAGTAATAGTAAGAAATCCCGTGGACGCTATATGGTCAATGTATTGGTTCTTTGGATACCACAAAAACCACACCTTAGAGAAATTCTTGGAAATTGACAAACCCTCCATTCAATACGGTAATGAAAATCCCTGCAATAGAGTAGACTTTGAATATCACTTATCAAAATTTGACGGCTTTGAGGACGTTGTAGTCCATAAACTAGAGGATATGCCAGACATACCACACCTTAACAAAACTGAGGATATGTTCAAACAGAATAACATGGACGGTCACAGGAAACCTAATCCACATGAGAAATTTATCATAGCAAAAGCATTAGATAATTATAACAGAAATAATCTCAAACATAAAGTGAAATTAGTATGAATGTCAATTTTATTAATGTATGCGATTCTTTAGGACTTGTAGACATAGAGGACTATGAATACCCAAAACCCTAACCATATCAGACATAGATGTGTGAACGTTATGACAATTTGGCAAAGAGACAATCCATATACTCTTAGGTGCCTGCTCACTAAAGACCATGAGGGCGACTGTAGTTATGAGATGTAAGACTTGTACCAAAACAAACCTCCACAGCAAAACCAAGTTTAAACACTGTTGGATCCACGGTCAGTGTGCTAGGTGTCATTATCTAGGCTTGACAGGCGGAGGCAGGAAGCACGCAAATAGTCAATAATCGTTAATAGATAACTATATTCGTACATACTTCGCTAAGTTTTAACCGTAAGCGTTTGCGTTGTATTGGTTATAGGTATCACACTGGCTGTAAGAAAATTACTAAAAACCCATACGCCCACAACTGGACTGAATGGCAGTTATGTTTTGACTGTGCTAATATCGTACACCCTGAATTTTATAAGAATAGACCAAAGAGAGGCACTGGCGGCAAATACCTCAAGGAGAGTAACGTCAGGAATATGATCGAGATTTACAATGATTGACACTTTTATCGAGATAATGCCCTAAATTATCATGGGATTCGGTTCGAGACTACGTAGAGGACTAGGAGATATTATCTCTGGAGGAAACCAAGTCAATACTGGACGCTTACAAAACCAGCACTTGAACGTAAACTCAATCCAATACGCTGCAGCCATGTCACATGAGCAGGGATTCTCCCAGCCTGTGTTTGGAGCAGAACTCTCAACTGTAGGGTCGTATTCCAGAGAGGGTTATACCTCAAGGACATTCGATACCCCTACAGTCCCTTTTTCTGTTCAATCCTATTACGCAGAGAGAGACGAGGACGTAGCCCTAGCAGTCAATGATTTATCATCTAAAATTACAGGAGGAGCCCACTACTGGAAATCAGAAATAGAGGCAGTGCAGGACAAAATGTCACAATTCTCCAAAGACATAGACTTTGACTGGATTGACACTATCCTAGTAAAAGAAGTAATTACCTATGGGAATAGTTTTTGGAAACCACGTTTAGGAATTAACAATATCAGAAATAAAGACGATTTAATGAATATCCCTATTTCATCTGCTGTCCGTATATGGTGGGACAGACAAAGACAACCTTACAAATTTGAATTTAGAGGCTCTGAATATCAGGGCTACCACAATGCTGCAGACATTATGCACTTTTTGTGGAATCCAATTAACGCCTCAATGTTTGGTACAGGAGTAATGGTAGCATTAACCTCTACTAGAGACTTTGAGGAAATTACTCCGTCAGGTACAGTGCAAAAGAAACTCCCTAGCCTTATGGATAGGAAATACTCTACTGCCATGACAATGCACCTGACTGAGAGACGATACACCCCACACAATGTCTACGTCGCACAGAACGCCTCAACTGCTGAACGTTCTCAACTATCCTCAGACCTCGCTAGCCTTGACACTGGAGAGGATATTGTTGTGGGAAACAAAGTAGAAGTTCAAGAACTTGGCACAGCAGCACGGGCTTTTGACCCTACAATGTTCACAGATATGGTTCAAGGAGAGATCCTCAAAGGTCTGCAGACTTTCACAGGTAAGCAGGGACAGGAGGAATCCCATCAATACGCAAACGCTGAGGAATCATCAGCCCAGACAGAGATAGGACTTGCTAGTTTCCCATTGGCTATAACTAGACAATTACAGAACCAACTATTCCAGCCATGGTATGACGCTACAGGTGGAGCATTAGACAACTCAGTCGATATGTATGGCTTTGCTGCAGGATATGGCGGAGGTATGGTCGCAGTACCATGGGAGGAGGCAAATCCAGAGATTAGTTTTGGTAGTGAGATTAAAACAGATATTGACTCAGAACAGCAAATCAAACTATTAGAACTAGCAATACAGACAGGAGCCGTACAGGATCCAGTAGAAATGAGACAATTAATCGAGGACGCAGGACTCAACCTTAGACAGGAAATGACTGATCAAATGCAGCAGCAGTATAATCCTGCCATGGGAGGTATGCCACAACCACCTCCAATGCCAATGCAGCCAGAGTTTAGCACATACGCTGCAGACCAAACACCTAGACCTATGGACAGTGCTGACTATACCTCATCTAACAGAGACTCAGAACCTCAGCAGTCAATGGACGCCAGCCCTGACGTAACTAACTCTTATGACCCTCAGCCATCAAATCCACAACTCAACTGGACAGAGACAAAGATAGCAGGACGCTCCAAAGTAGACAAATCACTCCCTGCAAAACTGGCAAAACAACCGTCACAAAACCCAGCAAATCTAAAGGATAAGAAAATCCCTAAATTCAAAAATCTCAAGTTATCAGATGTAAACGCATTACTAGACGCAACTGAAAACTTAGGATAAAATGACCTGTGGCTGTAATAAAACTAAAGAGATTAGCACTAGCAATAGTGTTGATAATCCTCCGCTCAAAATAGAGGGCTTAGACCTTACTGAGAAAATCGACACATTATATCTAAACACTGACTCTACCAAATTTCCTAATGATGAATTAACCGCAGTAAATGGAGAGCCATATCCTCACGAACCACACTTGGACGAATTTGTCCCATGCGACACATATTGCCCAGTGCAGGAGATTTGGCTGCCACGCACTCAGGAAACCTATGATGATTCAAAACACCCCAGAGCACCTAAAGGGGCTGCAGGCAGTAAGGGAGGACGTTTTATCAAAAAGGGCGAATCTGCCTCCGTTGGCGATTCTGACCGTAAAAATGACTTTGATCAGGAAATAGACGCTGAAATAGACAGTTATCAAAAACGCATGAGAACTTTCATAGATTATAACACAAAGCCAGAAATCAAAAATAAAATAATATCTGAGACTAAGCGTGACTATGAGTTAGCCCATGGAGAGGGAGTATGGATAGGCAGAGATCAGGAACTATCTAACAAAAACTGGATTGATTACCATAACCAAAAAGTCACAGATCACGCAGCATGGAGGGCAATAGACACAGAAATCAAGGAGCGAGAGTTTAACGAGGAGGAATGGAATAATAAATCTGCTGCAAACAGAGAGGCACTTGACGATATGGAATACCAATACGACAGAAACTTTAGAAAATTAGTAGGAGACGCTATTTTTCTCAGAGGTTCAGAACCTGAAAATATTAAAAATTACATTAAAGACAATACCCCATACACTGCAGATAAGGCAAATGGTAACGACCATTTTTACACAGACGTACCTGAGGAGGAATGGGATAAGGCAATAAAATTAGTCAAGGAGAGAAATAAACTCACAGGAACTAAGGGACAAATCTCAGGAGATGAGAATGAGTTACGCAGACTGAAATTCGAGCAAAAAGAACTCGAATGGCAACAAAAAAACCTAGTTGTATCCAGTATCCCTAGAGCCTCATTTTATGTCGAAAAAGACTCACTACATTCCCACATAGTCCATCAGATCACGTCTCAAGTACGTGCTGCAGCACCTCACATGAATGACGGGTCAGGAGTCACACCTAAATTAAAAATAAAAATACACGCTGGGAGGAGTGAGGCTACATTCAAAGTAGGTAGAACTCTCTACCGCAGAGGTGCCTCATGGAATAAAAATGATGAAACTGTAAATGTTTTCAATGCAAGTGACGACAGGCATAAATCCGTTCAGGGTACAATGGCTCACGAACTGGCTCACGGTCAATATGATAACATGATTATAAATGATAAAACAAAAACTGCTATGGGAACTTTCCATGAGGAGGCAGCCAAACTCAGTAGATCAGTCAAGAAATCTGAGGACATTACTGACTATTTCTCAAAGTATGCAAAGCAGCGTAGATCCGATAAAAAGCAGGGCAAATATCAGAGAGGTTATGGTAATAATATGGAGACTGAATTATTTGCAGCACTGGCAGAACATCAGATGGACAGGAGAATCGGAGGCAAACCCTTTGACGGAGAGGGTTTTATCCCTAAGTATGACAGACTCAAAAGAGACTATCCTAAACTGTTAAAATCCTTTGAAACATTACGAGGCATGGAGGGCACACATTTTGGCGAATGAGCAAATATTCCTCAATGATAAACAACAAGTCGTAGAACCTGAGAACGCTACACAGATGATTAATTATATTTTTGAGAATGATGTTTTAGTAGGAGTAGAGCGATTCTACCCAGATACAATTCAGGAGGCTCAAGTCTTTGACGAGAACGACAGACAGAGAGTCCCTGCAGGATCTTCAAAGGGCGGAGAATGGGTTAAGGGTTCTGCTGCAGGAGGATCCAGTGAGGAATCTGGAGAGGAGCAATTATCGCAAACTAAAGTATGGAGACGTAAGCAGGAATACTTTGCAGCAAAACGTCAGGAGTATGCAGCCTATGATGAGTTAGGCGACGACGTTACAAACAAAGACGAAATCAGAGACACTCCAGAACCTAACGATTACCATAGAGCCACAGCATACAGAGTCTTAGAACTATATCCTGAAATGGACGAGGAGCAGATGATAAAAAACGCATGGCTAGTAGACATTGAGAGACGCAAACATCAGAAAAACATGGACGCCTTGGCACCTCAACTGGAGCAGGCAGTCGCAGGAATAGAGGGAGCAATCGTATTAAACAGAGTTAAGACTAGATTCAAAACATTGGAAAAAATGGGCAGAAAAACAAAATATGATAGCCCCTCAAAAATGGGAGATATTTCTGGATACATGATAGTAGTCAATAATTTGGACGACGTAGCCACTGCACGCAATAGGGCAGCCAGTGTGTCTAATACAGATCCTGATAAAATGGAGGACTTTAACACTGCACCTAAGGACGGCTACAGAGCAATCCATGAGGAGTTAGTAATGGGAGACGGCACCGTCGCAGAATTACAATTTAAGACAGAAAAACAAAAGAAATGGGCTGATTATTGCCACGACAACACATACAAGCCTGACAAAAATACAGAGACAGGTAGAATCATTTTAGATAATAAGACAACTTTCAAGGAATACACTGAGGCACACTCTGACTATTATCGAGAGTTAGACCTTGGCAATACTGCAGCCATTCCTCCTCCATGTCCTGACGTCGTAAGAACTAGCATAGGGTGTATGGAATGAGTACGGGACTATTCAAAGCAGCAGAGCAGGAGCGAGAATCATGCACACCTCCAGTAGGCTTTAACGTCTGTGAATATGACCCAATGGGAAAAAATGGAGACAACCTAACCGTCTGGAAATGGTTTGAGGACAGACTCTCTGCAGAGGCATGGGCAGATACTCAAAGGGCTCAAGGTGCCACCATGTACGTATTTGGAGAGGAGACTGAGTTAGATATTACAGAGACTTTGGATAATTACCCACATGATGATCAACACAAAAAGAACTACGTAGCCACTGGAGCAAAGGTAGACTCAGAGCCTGCCATGACTAATGAGGAGGGCTGGAGTGGAAACGTAGGGGCTCCTAGAGGGTACGAAAACCACGGTAAACAGGATAAAATCCATGATCTGCCACCTCACTACACGCAGGAGACAGAGCACGAATATGCCAAGTATGTACGTTATCCACACAAAGACGATATTCTCTGTGAGGCTTTTGACGGTAAAATTATTGATTTGAGTATCCCATCTTTTAGACCAATTCCTCCAAGTGAGGACACGCAATTTACCAACACGGCAATAAACTGTAAGTGTTACTGGCTAAGAATCGAGCAGCCTCAGCCTATAACCAAAGAAGAACCCAAAGCCCGTGACGAGGTAACTGGCAAATACAAAAAGGAAAAAGACCCACATGATCCATACAAAGAGATCCAACAGGTAAACACCCCACCTAGTACCGTCTCACAGTTTGGCAAATACACTCGAACTGGAGACGAGGACTGTGATATTTGCGAATCCTTTGAGGGAAAAATCTATGACTTGGCACAAAAGCAGAGACCTGTCCCACCGTCAGAGGGTAAGGGCTATACCAACGTACACCCAAACTGCAAATGCTACTTTGAGCCAGTGGACAATCCTGAGGACGAAACAAAACGCATGGCAGTGCCTACCAAATTAGACGTACTAAATGCCATAGAGAAAAAGCACGTCCATTCAATCCACAGAAAAATAGGTCAGAGAGCCAAAGCAGGCAAACTTCACACAATATTCCAAGATGGAAAATTATCAAAGAGAACTAGAAAGACTAACCCTATGAAAGAAATCAAGGAGACCCTAGTAGAATTACACGGTCAATTTAATTGGTTTACAGATGATTACCTAGCCAAAATTGGAGAGTTAGACAAATCCATTGGAGGCAAGTTTATCCTAGTCAGAGCCAGTGCAGAGACAATCACAGACCACAGATCCGAGGGAGAACCTTACAGACGATTACTCAAGGGAGAGGAATTAATGCAATTAACTAGAACAGGTATTGGCAAATCAACTGACATTAATCACTTAGGATTAGACTACAAAGTAGACAGTCAAGTATTAGACGCAGAGTTTGACCCTATACGCAAGGAATCACAAATGCTAGTCCATCTAAAGGATCCTGAAATTATCCACTTTATTGAAACTGGACAAATTACAGCAGTCTCTATTAACGCAGGAGCACCTAGGAGAATGGATACAGAGTGCGATACTGGAGAGTGCTTTGTAGTCCCTACTGGCTTAATCCTTGGAGAGTTGGACGGTATTGCATTTACATGGGTGGTCTCTGACCCTGCAGGCATAGTCTGGAGAGGCAAATTCATTCCAAAGGCTACAGCAGGCGTTAAGACAACGAAAATAGAAATAATATAAAAAAAATTAGACTACAAGTAACTCTCTGACGAGTTTCATAGCCTTGACAAATTCTGCGTCTGCTTTTTCCATCTGTCTATTTGCCTCAAAGACAGCACGACCCATAGCCTCAATATTATTGACCAAAGGAGCAAACGCTCTGTTTTTTTCCTTGAGTTTGATGAGTTCATCTACCTCAAGTTCTAAATCTTCTTGGATCATTTCCACTATCTGTAAGTGAATACTTTATTTAAACATTTAAATTAAAACAATACGTAACTTAGATGGAAATGAACAAACTACAATATCTAGCAGGGGTTTTAGGGCTCAACCTCGACAATCCAAATGACGCCCTCGTTATAGGACTTGCAGCAAAAGTCCTCAATTAGTTTTTTTTAAATATTTAAATAACGTATTACCCTACTTGTAGTATGATTCCAAAGAAAGCGATGGAGGCAGGAATATTTCTAGTAAAGAAACTCCTGCAAAACGGAGTCCCCGATGATCAAATCAAGGAGGGCTTGCGTCTGGCTGGCATGGAGGAGGACGACGTTAATGTCGTCTTTTATCATGGCATGATTGACGCATAATTTTTTTTATGTGACTAATTAACTGTTTAAACATTTAAGTAGGGTATTACCGTAGTAGAATTGAAATGGACAGAAAACCAATGCACCGTGTCTTTGCCGTGTTTCAAGGCTATCATGTCCCTCTCAGAGACAGAGGGGCTATGCTCGAAAAGGGGTTAAACCCTCACGGGTTCGGTGTTGTTCTCGCTGTCCTTATCAGATTTATCAGGCAGGAGGCTGCGGTATGGGGGCTCTAATGGATTTCATTGAGGGACTAATCGAATATTTGGAGGACGAGCAAAGACTAGACAATCTCAGTTCAACTCTCCAACTTGACGCATACAAATTCGTGCTTAAAGAGATTTTAAGAGGAGGTGTTAGAAAATAGCAGAATTAACTGAGCAATTAGTCAAGGACAAATACAAAGTCCTAATGGGATTCTTGAGCAGAAATGAGGAGACGGAGGCATTATACAAGGCTGAGGAAAAACTCCACAAAGCCCTAGATAATGCAGCCCGTGAGACCTTACTCCTAAATGGAGACAAGCCAAAAAAACTAGATGAATTTCAAGAAAAAGGATACTGGGAATTTCCAGACAAATTCTACAGTCAAGGTATCCCATCAGCACTCTATCAACTCTTAGAGTCCTGTGACAAAAAAGCAGTAGACTTGGCTGTCCTAGTATACATTACGAATAACTGGGATAGGATACGAAAGTTCAAGAAAGAAATAGACGAGTCAGCAGAACAGATCCCAAAGGATCTCTAATTTTTTTTATACAAATTATTTTTGTATAATACAATTAAATGTTTAAATGGTAAAACCATGTATTTGAAGTATGGAGGTGTTAAAATGAGTGAATATATCGCATACGCTGTTCGTGAGAAATTTGGGCATTTGTTCAATAAATCTTACGACATAGAGTCCCACGGTAACGAGGTCGTGATCTCCAACAATGGCGTTGGAATTATGGTCTGGATACCACAGTTTGCAGATATTGTAGAGTTGATCAAAGTCGAGGCTGAAAAGTCTGACTTAGTGATTAAATCGCTGCAAGTATATCCGCACCCTGATAAGGTTCGAGTAGTTTTTCAACTTGGACGGTAATTTTTTTACACTATGTTTAAACATTTAAATGGAATACTAACGTAACTACTTTGGAAATGAACCAAAACAAAGCACGACAAAAACTCAGGGAAGTCCTTGAGGTCGAAATAGGAATTGCAGAGCAAGGGCTCATTAAAGATCCACTGCTCAAAGATCATTTAGTGGCACTGCTTGAAGCCCAGCAGTATCTCAAAGAAGTCAAGGAGGTCGCTCCGATTTATGGCTGAGGCTCTCCTTGTAGTCATTGAGGGTGCCCCACGCCCTGCAGCAAAAATCAGGGAGGCACTCATCAGACAGGACTTAGAGCCAGTGGACAAAGCCATGGCTGACGTTGGTTACAATTACAAAGCAGCAGCAGTTAGACGTTATTACAATCAAATCAATCTACGTAAGAGAGCCAGACTGGCTAAGGAGGTACATTGAATGGCATTAAATTTGTTAGGTAGCAAAGTCGCCTGTGAGGATTGTTTGAATCATTGGGTCAAAGTCAAGAAAAACTGGCTCCCAGAACATATCCCAGACCTGAGAGGGCAACCTATCCACGGGTTAATCGGACTCATGGATAAAAACGCCAATGCAGAGGACGTTTGTAAGGGCTGTGGAAAACCACTTGGCGACGACAGAATGATTGGAGGCGACGGTTTGGTCGGCTGTGATCACTTGGAATGGAGATGGCACGACGCCTGCTTTTATGGTCGATTTGGTTATATCGACTAATTTTTTTTAAATTAAGTATTGAAATATTTAAATAACGTATGCACGTACTTGAGATATGAAAGCACAATTAATCCACGCTGCAGCAAGAAAGCACGTAGAGGGAAAATTGGCAAGTCCTGAAATCTTTGATCTCAGACACTTACTCAATGATCTCGTCTTTCACTTTGCTGTCCACGGTGTAGGAGTATAGGAACTATGGCAAATCAGGTACACATAGGTCTAAAAAACCATAATATCCCAGCGTATATCGACGCTGCTCTCAGGCTATACATAAACGGTCAAAAAGATAAGATGGCTCCTAGCAATAATGATTTTCTTCAAGTCGTTGATTTTCTTAGAGCCCAAAATAAACGGAGATCAAGATGATAGGACTTAGCAAAAAACAACTTGATGGAGTCAAAAAGGTGTTCTTAACGCTACCGTGTGGACACCCAGTTCAGGACTGTGTAGAGATTTGGCATATCAATGCAGTTGGAGAACCTTACAAACGTGAGGACTATTATCTCTGCAGCAAGCACAAAAAACTCAAGAACTGATTTTTTTTACAGTGTTTAAATGTTTAAATAACGTACTAACGTACAGATATTGATAACAATGCAAGAACTTCAAAAGCAAGAACTTTCACGGGAACTCATTAAACAAATTAATGAGATTCAAATGCAGATCGGATACATCAAAATTCAGGACAAAAAGGACGACTACTCTTTCAACTCAGAGGCAGCCATTGAAGAACTGGAGAAAAAACAGTTAGAAATCTCAGGCTTTGAGAGTATTGAAAAAATGCACAAAGCCATTGGCAGATTTTATCATGGCGAACTTGAGTTAGACTCTGACTGGGGTATTAGATATTCCCAGTTAAGACGAGGACTGCTCAAAGAGGAGGAAATGAAACCACTCTTAGGCAATCATGCCCACGCCCTAGTTCAACGACTAGGGTGGTTAGCAGATGGAGGAGACTGGCTTGAACAGATGTATTACATGAGATTACTCATTGAAATCCTAGAGGACAGACCTTACGGTCAGGGCTTATTCAAGCACGTCCCAGAGGAAAAAGATGAGAAACTCTCAGACGAGAGCAAGGAGGTCGCAGTAGGTGGATACCATGTTTGGAATGGAGCCAAAAAAGATGTTAATTATCACATTAACATCGATTCAGGGATTTATCTCTTTGAGATAATGAAAATCCTTGAGGATCACGGCTTTGTAGTCCACGTAGTAGACCCACTCAGCGTCAAAAGTGCCTCCTATTTCTCAGAGGACTTTCAATCAGTCCGTGAAGTAAGTCGTAAGGGCTATCTTGGTCTCAGAGTTGATGTACGAAAATACAGCAACTATCACAAAGAGCCAGAGATAGAACTACACATCTAAAATTTTTTACACTAACAGTATGCTTACTTTGCATACTTTGGATACCGTGTATAGTTAAATATTTAAATGGTAATTGTGTAGTTATATTGGAAATGAACTACAAACTTGTGAGCAAAGGCGACGATCTGTTTGTCGAAGTGTTTGGCAAACTGAAAAAAGTCATTAAAGGATTTGAATCCTTTAGCGGTTGGTATTGGTTCGCCTTTGAATTAGACCATGTCCAAGACAGTGACATGGGCAACGGTCAAGTCATTCTCCAAGATAAAATCTTTTACGGACTCGTTCAGGGTCAGGAAGAAGAACTTGGATATTTTTCAGAGGGCGAGATCCTTGCATTAGGCAAAGCAAAAGTATGGGAAATTCCAAAAAAGGCACTGGCTTACAGTGGGAGACGTAATTAGCATGGCTGACTACGTTCACTTTTTTGGAGAGATGGACTTGTATCTCAATTTTGGAGAGAAGCATATTGTCCGTCAGGCAGCAAGAATAGCCGAGGACTGTGGCTATGGTGGGGGCTATGACCCAGACAACAGGGACATATTTCACATCAACGACGGCTACGGCTATGAAATGGGCAAGATCCATTTCAAGGACGGCAAGGTCGTCAAAGTTGAACGCTCATTAGATAAGGGCGAGAACTGGGAGCAGTGGGACAAAAAGGAGAAAGTCTTTGGCGTCTCGGAGGCTGTGCTCAAGAAATACATTGAATCAATAGAATGGTTCGACTTAGATCCAGCACCTAGCCTACCTATGAGTCAGGGGTTAGTCCTGCAGGAGATCATCAAAGCCAACGGATTTCCAGCAAAGAGAGTGGGTTACAAAGCGGATCTGCTCGCAGTAGCAAGCAAAAATCAGATAATTGTCTACAGGGACAACGGTGTCGGGGCGGAGTTCCTCGGCATAGTAGACATTGAGCAGGAGGTTCCTGCTTAATGGACTTTGACAAAATCCAGCACGGGGATAAAATTGTCATTAAAGTTAATGGCAAACTCCTCAAAGGTAAGGCAGTTATGAAGTCACGGCAAGTAGACGCATGGGTGCTCAATATCGGAGGAGCACATGGTATTCCAAAACTAGCATTCCGAGATAACGTCGTGGAGGTGGACTAATGGCAAAAAAGAAATTGGGCGAGCACCTCTGTTTAATCTGTAAGATGGGCAGATATGATGGCGTCAGTTGTGAAAATATCATGGCTCACGCTGGGAGGTATTGGGACGCATGACAGTAGAGTGCGTCAAGTGCGGTGCTAGGGGCTCTAACAAAACTGAGTATAAGTGCCCATGGTGCCGTAACAAAATGGTCGTCGTGGACGACTAAGTCTTTTTCTTTAAATAAGGAATTTTTGTATAATAATCATGCCTTACTGTATGTGTAATGAGGACTTTAATTTCTGTAATTGTGACGAGCATATCTGTCATAAACATGGCAAAAAAGTAACTCTTAGACCTCCAACACCTAACCCATTCCTTAACGATTTTACAGGATCTCACACTGTTAATTTTAGTACAGAGGTAACAACTTGAACGAAATTTACTACGACTATGTAGATTACTGGAAAAAGGAGGGGGAACGCTCCAAAGTAGACTCGTTATCATTCAGACTTACTAGAGAACATGAGGTACAGGAAAAACCAATAATAGACGCAGTGAAACTAATCAATCCAAAATCAATCCTAGAGATAGGAGCAGGCTGGGGAAGAATAGCCAAACTACTCAGAGGAGCAGGAGTAGACGCTCAATATACAGCCATGGATTTATCCTATCTCAGACTGCAGCAAATCACAGATAAAACAATAGGCAGGATAGTTACTGATTTTTACACTTATGCTGAGGATATACACTATGACACAATTTTAGCCATAGAGACACTAATGCACATACCTCCTGATATTATCGAGGACTTTGTGGCAAAAATGAAACGCTATGCAGATACAATTATCATTATAGACTATGACCCTCAAGAACATAGAGACATAGAACTAGCAGACCATAATTTCCAGCATGACTATGACAAACTATTTCCAAACTCTACAGTAGATCAAATCAACTATGTCCAAAAACTGAGGGTCTGGCAAAAATGAAAGGACTTTGCACTAAATGTTTTTCCAGTAATGAGGAGATAACATTAGACGATATAACAGGGGAGGGAGTTTGTAAGAAATGTCAAAAATAAACCCACTACTCTGCTGCCCTAGTCCCAGAGATATTCCTGAGGTCTATGAGGCACTCAAAGAGACTGGATACGACAGACTCTATGCCAAATACTATCCAGAAAAAACAGCCTATGAATTATTCAGACGTTGGTTTGTAGACCATGAGGAGTATACTCACTTAGTAATCTGTCCTGACGATTTAGTTATCAAAAAAGAACACATGGACGCATTAATCGAGGATCTGCAAAAAGACGACTATGCAGTGTTATCAGGAGTTTGTAATGTGGATCAAGGAGCAAACAAAGACTATCTAAATATCACATACAATTTACCACACCCTGTCAGAATGGTTCCTGAAAAAGGTCAGGTGGGCTGGAGACATTATCACTGGGTACACAAAGACGAACCATTTAATGTCAATATTCAGCCGTTCTTATTCTCTGGATTTGCTGCTATGATTATTCGTAGGGACGTAATGGAAAAAATCAAGTTTACTGACGACGCTAGGCAAAACGGCACCCCTAGCATGATTACTGGAGCAATAGATGTTATGTTTAGTAATGTTTGTGCTATACTGAAAATCCCTCAAATGGTAGATACCACAGTCCGCATGGAGCACCTCAAAGGTAAGGAGAGATTTTTCGATATTACTCTGGGAGATGGAGAACTTAGATTTTACCACGCTAACAAGGACACATACGAACTAGAGGCTAGTGAGGCTAAGGGTAAGCGTAGAACTTGGAATATGACCAAAGGAGACGAGATAGTAGAGGGAATCGTAGACGAGGTAGACGATTTTGTTGAGAACGGTACAAAGTAATACGATATTCGTACTCTCGACACTTTTAAACTAAATTGAACTAATCACAGTACACATGAACTTCAAGAAATTACTTGATTTGACAGACTATGCTGACGCAAAGGCTATCCTTGAAACTGTACCAACACTTTCAGAGGCTAGTTACACATTGGCACAAACAGCCTACCAAATCAAAGAAACACAACCACAAGTAGCACGTAATTTCCTCAAAACTGTAATCAAAGAAATGGAAGATGAAGAAAAGAAAGTTGAAGAAACTGACGATAACACAGACACCCAATCTAGTTCTACCACTGGATTAGAAAAAGTTGGCACTGACAAAGGAGACGGAGAAAAACCCGTAGACGGAGCAGGAGATACTAAAGATCAAATGGGAGTCGCAATCGGAGAAATGGCACCTCCAATGGGTATGCCACAACCACCTCAACAACCACCTCAACAACAACCACCTCAAATCCCTCAACAACAAATGCAGTACACTGTTCAGGAAGCCATGGCTTTCAGAAGTCAGTTTAAGCAAATCGCTGAGGCAATCAAATCTTTAGACAAAAAGATTACAGAGACACAAAACTCTCAAATTAAATCCATAGACGCAGGCACCTCCTACAAAGGAGAAAAATCTACTGGATCATTCATTAGAGAAACTACAGGAAATGCAGAGGCTGATCTACAAAAAACTAGATTGGACATTACAAAACTCAACGACGCTATTAACAAAGGGGCATAAGCCCACTTTTTCCCTTTTTTCGGCAAGACTCTTTTAAATAAATACGATATTCGATAATTATGACAGATAACTACGCTGGTCTATTTGACGGTTCAGCAGACTCTGGAGCAATAGTAGTTAATGCTATTGCAGATGAGGCTATTGAAATCGGAGCCCCAGTTATCGTAGTCGCAGCAGGCACAGGAGAGTTAAATCCCCGTGTTGAACCTACAACAGACGGCACATTATATGTAGCAGGAGTTGTAGTTGGTGGCGACGCTAACGGTATTTGGGTAGACGGTACAACCGCAAATGACGGCAACGCAGCAGACGCTGCAGGAGAATCAGTCAAAGTATGTACTCACGGCAGATGTAAAGTTAGAGTAGATGGCTCAACAGGCGGAGCAAACAGCAATATCGCACTAGGAGATCCTCTTAGTTGTAGCGGTACTGATGAAGTCGCACAAAGAGCAGTAGCCTCAGACTTTGTATTTGGTAGAGCACTACAGACCTCAACTGCAAGCACTGACGCAATTCTGTGTGAAGTAACATTGGAGGGTATCCTCTAAAATGCCTAAAACTGGCGAGACAATCTCTCGTAATTCCTTGTTAGAATCTAACGATTTTACAGGTATTAGAGAAGCATTGAACCACGCAGCAGATGGCTACCAATCTCAAGGTAAATCTTGGGATTTCTGGAAACCAATTAGAGAAACACCTCTAGCAGTATTCTTTGACAAGGCAGACGGTTCCATGGACGACATGAGACTTAACCCTAACTTACCTAGAATCTGGCACGAACACTATGGTATCTCCATAGGCGACTATGCCTCCAAAGGAGGAAACTCAATTAGAGAAACAGTTAGTGTACCAAACTCACTATCTATTTTGAAAATTGCAGATGAGATTATCGAGGGTGCAGAACCTTACAGTGACTGGAAACAATACTCCAGACTCATTGAAATGGACGCCCCTAAAGTAAACGTACCAAAAACTAGATACACTGATCAAGTTGGTGGCTCAACATCAACAGCATACAAACTTGATATTTTCAAAGAATCTGGCGGTAAACCACCAATGATAGGCGGTAAAATGGAACCTATTGAACTTGACTGTAGCAATACAAAAAACAGTTTTAGAGGTACCATTAGAGTCGAAAGAAACGATGTTAAGGATAACAACTTCTTAGCAGTAGAACAACCACTCAAAAACGCTGGTAACTTATTCTACTACTTGGCTGGTAAAAGAATCATTGATCAAATGATCAGTGACACAACTACCAACACTGACACCTTGGCAAACTTAGACTTTGCAACCCCGATTCACGCTGAATTTGAAGCATTAAGTAATGTTATCCGTTCTAAATTCAGAGGTTCACAGAGAAACACTGCAGATACTATGTTTATCAACCCTGCTGACGCTTACCAAACAGTAAGTAAATCAACAGGTGCAAGCGGATCTTATCTATTCTTAGATAAGAGAGTCTTGAGAGATGATAGTAATAGTGATGTAGTAAACAACTCTGGACTCGCAGCAGCATTAGGACTCAAAAACGTCTTTGAAACTCCACAAATCGCAGCAGGCACAGTTATGATCACTAAACGTGACGTAGCACAAGTCGTAGGTTTGAGAGAAGATTTGACCATTGAGAACTATGATATGACTGTAGGCGGTCTCTACGATTCTGACCTTGTATTACGTTTCGACGTTAAAGAGGCAGACGAGAACGGTGCATACAAAATCACTTCATTCTAGGAAAAGCGATCCTTTTTTTCTTTTTTTATTCTTAAATAGGGGATACTCCCTACAATTACTGTCCACAAAATAGGGATCAATGCCCAACGTTAGAACCCTTGAGTACACCGCAGGAGTAAGACCTTGGACGGGTCAATGATGTGCCTGTAGAATTAACACTTTTAATCTAATTAGGTAATGGATTTTATGGGAACTTTACAGTGCAAAGTCTGTTTTATTACTGCAGACGCTGAAAACAAAGAGACCGCTATATCAATAATTGATCATGCAGCCAAATCCAAAAAATGTGATGGCAAAGATGAGAACTGCGTTTGGTATCCAAAAGGACTGCCAACTGTAGAATTAAATCCTGAGGTAGATCCAAAGAGACCTATAGAGGGAGTTAAGATAGCAGCACAGGTCTCAACCAAAAAGGCTGCTCCTAAAAAAAGTAGCAAATAATCTTTTTTCTAATTGACACTTTTATTACTTAATTATCAGTAGAGATAGTGACACATGATTAATGACTTGGAAAACGTATGCACCGTTGATACGCACAGGGGGAAATTTTGGCGTGACTTTCTTTAGTAGTTTAACCACTTTTAATTTTATTACGAATTTACCTAATGTGGATTTAATTGTAGGTGCTGCACTTACAGCAGGAGTAACAACAGGACTGGCAATCTCTTATGAGGCTAGGAAATATCAACTTGGCAAAAAATAAGAAATCTCCAGATCAATGCAACTGGCTTAGAGCATTATCATTTTTAATTCCATTTAGTGACGAAGATTAACTCTTTTAATTTCACATTCTCACAAAATTTGTTAGGGTAGACAACGATACGACCTCCCTCACAGGTTACCCTCCAGTACCTGTCTTAGCCTTGGTTATTCTACCCTAACCGTAAATAAAATTTGACAAACTACCACTTACACTTATACTACTACCACTACCTATGACACAATGTAACAAATGTGAATACAAGTGGGAGACCACTTCAAAACTTCAAAACGTTACCTGTCCATCATGCGGAGGCAAGGTCAAAAATGATTAAACTCCTTACAGCATTTCTATTGTTTACAATAGGTGCCATGAGTTTATCAATCGCACACGCAGAGGAGCAGACTAACGACGCTGTAATCGTACCATTCGAGTTTAATGGACGTATTTGTGGAATGTTAGAGAATGGGAATTTTGTCTGTGAATGGGATCCATCTATAATCGATCTCAACGATATTATCGTTAATGGCACAGAGACAATCCCTAATCCAACTGAGGCAAGTACCAAAGTCGAGGACGTACCTGAACCAATAGTCATAGAGGAGGAACCTGAGACTATTCTAACCAAATTCGAGCAAGATATGGAGAGATTAATCGAAAAAGATGATCTCGACCCTAAGGAAAAAGAATACTTAGCCTTATTGCAGAACTTGGCTGAATGTCAGAGAGGTTATGCCGAGTCATTCGGAGTCGTAACTCCTAGCAGTTTTGCTATTAGTTACACATGGATTAACGACAGAAATGGCGAATCCCCAGAATGGACTAAAGCCTTTGACTATACAGGCAGACACGCTGAACTCAAAAAAGGTATTGAGGAGTGCAAAGCAATACGCACAATCTTAAACCCTGTCACTCTAGGTGCATACACCCTACACATGGGTCAATACTTTGGTCAAATCCAGCCACATCATAGCGAAAAAGCGATAGTAGATGAGGGCAGATGGCTAGACGTTAAGACTCACGTACCACTCAATGAGCACAACTTCATAGAGTCAGTAGAGGACGCACAAAAGACAATCTGTACTCACACATTATACGAGCAAAGAACAAAGTCTCAGTATGACTGTCCGCCAGTAGAATATCCTGACGGAGATATTGTAAATCCTAAGGGCTTTGTAGAGTATGGTAGTTCAGTAGAGGACAAATTCCTAAAGTATCAAACTGACGGAGGAGCACAGCAAGCAAAACAAATCACTGGAGAAAAATACCGTGAAAAATTGCAACAATTACAAGAAGTTATGAAAGCACAACAAAACCAATACACAGGCGAGGGCTACGGAAATTGAGCCCAGCCTCTATTTTTCTTCTTATCATAGTTATCTCAATTTTTGCCATAGGAGCCATGAAAATTTATGGAGATATGCCTGACGAATGGATTTGGGCTACAAATGACTATCTAGGAACTAGAGCAGTCCCGATATACTATGTAGATGAGATTAACGACTGTAATGATGAGCCTGCCTTTGGGTGTTATAATCCCAATACAGATGTAATTAGACTAGAGAAAAATATGATAGGTAAATGGATTCAAAGAGCCTGTGATATTAGGACTCACGAAATACTCCACGCATGGGGATTAAACGAGGCAGAACTCAAAGCCTTTGACTGTCCTAATCCACACGCTGACTGGGACAGATTACAATACAATCCAGACTTTGTTAAGCACTGGAATCCAGACTATACATGGGAGGGTTATCATTGAATTATACTGACTTTGTGGCAGGAATGGTCACAACCATGATTTTTTCTATTGTTGTGTTTACTTTGGGGTTTTACGCAAAATGAAACTACAATGTCCTAGATGTACCTCTGAAAATTTAGATCAGGGAATTAATGGAAAAATACTTTGTCATAACTGCAAGAGATTCTTAATACTATTCCCAGTTTAACACTGACTCTTTTATGATAGTAATATTGGAGGGAGACATGGCAGACGTACCAATATTTAGTAAGGCAAGAGTCTCAAACATCATGGCTGCAGCAACCATAGGAACTGTCCTTTATGGATTTGTCAGTGGAGCAGCAGCAGATGTAGCAAGCGGTTCGGCTATGGGTATCCTGTTAGGATTCGCAGCAAAACACTTGTTTGACTCAGCACAAAGTTAAGTAACTCTTTTTACCTAACACTACACTCTTTTTTTTATGTCTAATGTACCTACCACCCCTCTGCTATGCAAAGCAATTCTAGGGAAAAACGGAGTAGAATTTGAATCTGCAGATACTAGAGGATTAACATTATCTCAGACAATAGAGGACGATAAGAAATATGGTACTATGAAGCCAGCCAACGGGAAATATTTTACTTATGCAGTATTAAATGAGGACGTAGAGTTCACACAAAAGCAGGCTACTAGAGCAGTACAATTCGGTCAGAGACGCTGGAGAATCTATGCAAATACTCCAAAATTCAAAAAGGCAAAGCCTGACGAAATAGTAGATTTTAGAATAGAGTTTAGGACAGTAGAGTCAGACCCTGACAAACAACTCAACGAAAATACTATCATGTATCATTACTACCCAATTAACAAAGTAGACCACCCTTTGAGAGGTCTATGTGTTGTAAACAAAGCGTTCTTTTTTACCTCACATGGAAACCCAGTCAAAGGAACTGAGTACGAGAAATTTGGTATCCCTGTGCAATATCCAAATAAATATTACAAATCCTTAGACTTTGATCAAGTATATGCCCATGAATTAGGACATGGGTTAGGACTACCGCATGACTCAGAATATGATAATATCATGGCATTTCGTTATGACTTAATGGCAGAGTATCCACAGATGAGAGATCAAGCAAGAATAATGACAAAGTATGGAGCACGGTTAATGTCTGCATGGCTCAGAATGAGATGGCTCAAATGGCTCAAATGGGCTAGTGACAGGTAGACACTTTTATTGTAAAACTATTAGATAACGTATGGGATTTCTGCACGAAATTGACTTATTCTTAGGACAGGCATTACAGAACTTATCATGGTGGGTTAATCACGAAATTCCTATCGGATTAGGAATGAAAGAAAATACTGCCTCTCAAGGTCGTTTAACAGTCATTAAAAACATGGGTAAACCAAACGAGGAGATCATCTGTAAGGATAAACGTAACTTATTGACAGACGCAGGACGAACTAAAGCCCATGCACAAATTTACACTAATACCTCAGCAGGAGCCAGAGGTTGTGGATACATTGCCGTCACTGTAAACACTGGATCTCCAGCAGACGGAGACACAGTTCTTACAGGCGAAATCACAACAGGAGGTTTAGAAAGGGCTGACGCTTCAACAAAATCTACTTCAACAAATACTACAACAATATCTCACACTTTTACTGCTTCTGCAACTCATACTGCCGTCCAAAAAGCAGCATTATTTGACGCAGCAAGTTCAGGAACAATGTATCACATTAACACATTTACCGCTACTACCCTTATCAGTTCAGACACCTTAACCGTTACTTGGACTTTGACCTTAGACGATTAGGGGTACTAAATGACTCTAGCCTCTACATCATGGAAAGAAGCCACAGACACAACCTCTGGAGATTCTACTAAATACGGTGTCCCTGACGGACTTTTACTATATGCTCAATTATTCAATGGAGATCTTAATGTTGATAATGTAGATATTAACTCTCCATGGTTTTTCAGAACCTCAAAATGTCAATTTCAAAACACTGCTAATACTTACGGGTATATCATAGACTCAAGTGCTGCAATCGTCGCAGACAGAACCGTCTCATTTCCTCTAATGGTAGGAGACGGCACCTTTGTCATAGATGATATGATTCAGACTATTTCCAGTAAAAAAATAGGTAACTGGCTTGACGCTACAGAGGTCGCAGCACCTAGTTCTCCTGCAGCAAGCACTCATAGAATTTATGCAGATTCTACATCTAATCAATTAACCACTAAGAACAGCTCAGGAACCGTGCAAGAATTAACTACAAACTCTGCCACTCAGACTTTAACCAATAAGACGCTCACAACTCCTACAATCAATATTTTGGATAACGCTTTCAATCTCAAAGATAATGCTGACAATACCAAAATAGCAGTATTCCAATGTTCAACTATTTCAACAGGAACAACTAGAACCGTGACAATACCTGACGCTAGCGGTACAATGATGTTAAACCTATCAGACGATACAAGTCCAACTCTAGGAGGAGCCCTAGCAGGAGGAGGTTATGATATTACGGGATTAGGCACATTATCAATGACTGAGCAGGCTGCTGCAAATGCTGACGTGGCAGGAGACGGTCAATTATGGGTATTAACCGCTACTCCAAATACTCTATGGTTTACTGACGACGCAGGGACAGATTTCCAAGTAGCCACATTATCAGGAACTGAGACTTTAACCAATAAGACATTAACGAGTCCTACATTTACTGCTCCAGTATTAGGAACTCCCTCAAGTGGAACCATAGACGCTGATAATGTAACAATATCTAATTTGGCTATTGGAGCCGAGGTATCTGCCACACTCACTGCAGATATAGAAATGGCAGGATATAATCTCCAAAATGGGGGTGTAATATTCCTAGCAGAGCAGGCAGCAGCAGACGCTGACGCTGCAGGCGAGGGACAAATTTGGGTAAAGACAGCAACACCTAATCAATTATGGTTTACAGATGATACAGGAACTGACTTTCAAGTAGCCTCTAAAACAGGAACTCACTCTGCAACAGAAGCCCTAATAATTGCAGCCAGTGATGAAACAACAGCACTCACAGAAGGAACAGGGAAAACAGAATTTCAAATGCCTTACGCTTTTACATTAACAGCAGTTAGAGCAACAGTCACAACTGCTCCGACTACAGATAATGCTTTCACAGTTGATATTAACGAGGGTGGCACATCTATCTTATCCACAAAAATAACTATTGATGCAACTGAAAAAACATCTACTACAGCAACAACTCCCCCAGTAATATCTGATTCAAGTTTGGCTGACAGTGGGGTTATTACAGTAGATATTGACGCATTAAGTACAGGAGCAACAGAAGCAGGATTAAAGATTTACTTGATAGGATACCAAACTTAGAGGTGATATGAATGGTTAAAGTAGAAAGAGAAGATTTTGATGAATCATTTACAACAATCCTCAGATTCATAGATGGAAACAAAGCACAGGAGATTCAAGTCTATGCATGGGAAGCAGATAATATTGAAGCAGCATTAAAGACACTATCTTTAGAAGTAGTAATGGGATTTTATAACAAATCTGGAAAATCAATAATCAAAGAGTGGGTATAATGATTCAGGATTCATTCCTTAAATCATTTAGAGAAACAAAATCTCCATTCATTACAAATCCATACAGATTTGCAGCAGGAGATGTAGGTGGTTGGGTTGAACTTGGAAGAACTACTTTGGGAAGTGCAGGAGCTTCTATTGACGTAACATCATTGGCAGATAAGAGATATTATATGACTTTGGTAAATATGCCTGTAAGTGGTAGTAATGTTCAACCACGTTTAAGATTAAATGCTGATTCTGACTCAAATTATGCAATGAGAACATCACAAGATGGTGGAGGAGATGGAACATCAGAATCTAGTAGTGGCATAATAGCTCCTGATGGAATTTATACAGGTAATATTGGGTTTGAAGTTTTCTATTCTGCTAATCTACCTACAAAAGAAAAACTAATCCAAAGATGGCACGCAAGTAACAGACCAAGTACAGGAGCAGGAACAGCTCCAACACGAAAAGAACAAGTAGCAAAATGGGTAAACACAAGTAATGCCATAGACCAATTTGAAATAAATTCCCTATCCAATACTTTTGCTAGTGGTGCTGAAATGGTCGTACTAGGTTGGAATCCATCAGATACACATACTGATAATTTTTGGGAAGAATTGTATTCAGGAAGTGGAAATGCAGGACTAGATACAGGTTTAGCTGGATTTACAGCAAAAAAATATCTTTGGATTCAAGTTTACATGGAAGGTATGGCAAGTGCAGGGAATGTTCAAATGGTCATAAATGGAGCAGACGCTTCTGGCAATTATGCTATAAGATATAGTCAAAATGGTACTGGTGATGGTCAAATTACAAGTAGAAACGATAATTTAATTCACGTTGGGTTTGGTGGTGAAACAGAAATTAATGGATTTAAAAATATATTTATGATTAATGATGGAACTAATGAAAAAATGGGTATATGTCACGGAGTAATGGAAGGTGGAACAGGAGCAGGAAATGACCCATTAAGAGATGAAATTGTATTTAAAGACGCAAATACAACACAAGCAACTGACATAGAAGTTAGACGTGCCTCTGGCTCTTTTGGTGATAAATCTTGGCTTAAAATATGGGGTGCTGACTAATGGAAGGAGTGAATTAAATTGGCATGGGGAAAAAATGGAACACCTAGCACGTTAGGAAGTTCAGGAGATGATTTGGATATTACGGATTTAACTGCAAATAAATTCAATTTATTTTTATCACATATTATAGCAACAGGAAGGGTTCGAAGAGTACAAACTTTCAACAATAATACAAATTCTGTTTATGCTTGGAGAGAATCAGCTAATGGTGTAACAGATGGAACAATTACTTCATCATCTAATATTGACCAAGTATCAGGAATTGGTACAGAAGATGCAAGTGATTCATTTAGTGTAATGTATGTTTGTTCTATTTCTGGAGAGGAAAAACTGGCAATAGAATTTGTGGTTTGGCATGGTGGAACAGGAGCAGCAAATGACCCCGAAAGAAAAGAAGCAGTTAATAAATTTGTCCCAAGTCCTGATGCAGATATAACTAGAATAGATTTTAATAATACAACAGGTGGAGCAGATTATCTTACTAATTCTAATATTTCAGCACTAGGAACCGATTAGAATGGACTTGGAACTAGAATGGTATGAAGGGGTAAGAAACGGGAATAATTATCTCTGTGACAGGTGTAATGAGAGAGAACTAAACATAGATGAATTTAGTTATAACATTAGAGAAATTTACAACTCTTCTGATTATATGAGATACTGTAATGGTTGCAGAAACTGGATTGAACTAAAAAATTGGAGATGTAATGATTGTAAAATATCTGGAACTCATAGAAGTGAGACAAACTTTAAGATTTGCCCAAATTGTCGTAAGGAAGTAATATTGGTGGTTAGTTAATTGACCTCATATACTAGAACTATTGCCGAGGGAGGTGGTGGGTATGTTTTATCAGGATATGTTAGTTCAGGATATATTACTGCCTCAACTAATTGGTCAGATACAACTGCTAGGACTCTTGCCTCAACTAGAACTGCCTCCCAAACTGTAACTTTAACGGACGCAATAAAATTAGGAATTGTAAGATTTATCACAACTCAAGCCCAAACTATCACTGACGCATTAACTAGAGGAATTGTAGCAACTAGAGAGTTGGCTATTGGAACGGCAGGATATACTTCAACAGGTTATGTTTCATCAGGATATTTGACAGAGGCAAAAACCTCCATTTCAGATTCATTAGTAAGAGTGAGAGATGTTCCAAGATCTATTTCTCAAACTGT